TCCCCCCGCTCGCGGGGGGTAGGGGGGGTTGATCTGCGTCACGTCCCGTCACGTCCTGTCCCGTCCCGTCACGTCTCGTAGCAGGACAGTCCGCCCGCGTCCGGACTTGTCCGCCCTCGTCCGGACGTTCCGATCTGGATAGCTGCTTGCGTAGCGCGTCCGGATTCTGGTACTTGTCCCAGCCTGGAATTGTGGCCCCGCCTTGCCCATCGCTGATCAGCAACCCGACTCGGACGCACGCTTCGATCCCTTTCTCGACGCTCTCCGTGTCCCAGCGCATCACGTCCGACAGGTAATCGGGGTCGAGTGTCTTATCCTTCAGATGGCCGTCGAGACCCAACAGCTTTGACAAGCGCACCAGCGTTTGGAACACCGACGACCCGTTGTGACCGGCTCGGCGCACGTCTGGGTGGAAGTCGAAGCCAGCGTCCATGCGTACCCAGGGGACATTACCCATTCGTGCCCCCTGCAACGTCTGCCGCTTCGCTCGTGGCATTCAAGCACGCCGCGCACACGCAGATCGTGCGTCGGCAGTCTTCGGTGCGGAAGAACGCCGCCACCCGCACGCGATGGTCACGGCACTGGCTGCAAGTCAGCTTTCCATGCACCGACACAACCACCGGGATCTGCTCTGCTTCTTTCTCACGGGCGACGTACTCATCGACAGCCCGATCAACTGGATCGTCGTCGTCAAGAATTGCCAGTTCAAGTTCGTTCAAGATCGCTTCCGTGTTCGCATCCAGACCGCTCGATCTTTCGCACTTCTTGGCACCCATCCCACACATCCCCGCGTCTTGGACCCCTCCGTGACGCTCACCCCAGACGCACAAGCGCTCGCGTATCTCCCGGTGGTGGGTGCTTGCCGTCCTGAGTAGACGTCCCACCACCGGGAGGCGCGAGTTCATTTTTTGTGGCACAGAACGGCAAGCGGTGCTGACCATACGCCACCCCGCCGATCCCCGTCAACGCCAATCTCGCGATCGCCGTCGTGTCAGCCTGCGAGGCTTGCGCGGTCACGATCGCGACCCCTCGCCAGCCACGTCACCAGCGCCCTCAGTGGCCACGTCGTCACCCGCCCCGATCGCCTCTGCCGCGAGCCCCTCGTTGCCCCGCGCGATCCCCTCAGCGAGCGATCGTCCCTTGCCCGTCAACCGCCACACCAGCGCGCCGATCGCCGACGCGCCCTCGTCCCACCGCGACCTCACAAGCCCCGCAGCTTCGAGCGCAGGCAGGTGGCGCCCTGGTGTCGAGCGGGCCACGCCGAGAGCACGCGCGATCGTCGCGGCGGTGGCTTCGAACGGAAGCAGCGCCACGAGGATGCGACGGTCGGTGGCGTCCAAGATCACCCCCTCGTCGCAGCGATCTCGCGCATCCTCGACGCCAGCCACGTGATCCGCTCGTCGCGCTTCTTGGCGCGGTACCTCGACTGCGCCTTCGCCACGTCGCCCACCAGCACGCAGCGCTTGCGAGCCCGCGTGATGCCGGTATAAACCAGCGCGCGGAACTGCATGAACCAGTGTGATGGATCAAGAGGCATGACGATCGCCACCTGCTGATCCCCCTGGAACTTGTGAACCGTGCTGGCGTACGCGAGCACCAGGTGCGCCAGGTCCTCCCGGTCGTACGCCACCACCTCGTCATCACCGTCCGCGAACGCCACCGTGAGCCGGTTGCTCTGCGGGTCCACCGAGGCCACGTAGCCCACCATGCCGTTGAACACCATGCGCTGGTAGTCGTTCTTGGTCTGCATCACCTTGTCACCAGGCCGGAACGCGTCGCCGTGCGCTCGCACCTCGCCGCCACCATCCTCGCCGCCCATCCCCAGCCGCAGGGGGTTCAACGCCTCCTGCAGCCGCTTGTTCAGTTCGTGGACCCCCGACGCGTACTTCTTCATCGGCGTGATGACCTGCACCTCGCGCACGGGGTCGAAGCCCCACACCTCGCGAGCGCGCAGCACCAGGTCGACCGTGGCGTCCGCGATCCGCTCGCTCTCTTTCAGCGCGACCACACCGAACTCCGCGGTGGGCTCGCTGTAGGGGCTGGGCCCCTCCGGACGCCCGCCAGCGTTCACCGTGGCAGCCGCCAGCGAGATCGCCGAGCCCTTGCCCTGCCGGTGGATCGTCGTGAGCCGAACCACCGTGGCGAGCCCGCTCGAGATCACGTCGTCGAGGACTGAGCCAGGCATCACGCTTGGGAGCTGGTCGACGTCGCCAACCAGCACCAGCGCAGCCCCCGGCCTCATGGCCACCAGGAGCGCGCGAGCCAGCGTGAGGTCCACCATCGACGTCTCGTCGATGAGCACCACGCCAGCCGACAACTGGTTCCCCGCGTTCATCTCGAAGCCGTCGCCCTTGAAGCCCAGCAGCCGGTGGATCGTCGTGGCGTGGCGACCCGTGGCCTCGGTGGACCGCTGCGCCGCCTTCCCCGTGGGAGCGCACAGCGCGTACGAGATCCGCAGGTTGTCGAGGGCGCGGACGATGGCCCGGGTACAAAGCGATTTGCCCGTGCCCGGATTTCCAGACAAACACAGCAGCCCGCCCGCTGTAGCTGCAAGCACCGCCGCCCGTTGCTCATCCGTCAGCGTCACACCATCGGTGGCCTCTGCCCATGCGATCGCCTCGTCAGCCACACCAGGTACCACCGCCCGTCGCGACTGCGCGATCTCCACCAGCCGCGTGGCCACCGTGACCTCCGTCTGGTGCGTCCTGCTCAGGTACAGCCGGCCGTCCTCGAAAACGATCGTCCCCTCGTCGAGCAGCTCCTTGAGGTACGTGCGGATCGCGGTCGTCTCCACGTCGCGCGTCTTGCGCATCTTGTCGCCCAGGCGGCCGACCAGCCCCTCGGTCGGTAGGTGGGTGTGCCCTTGGCCTTCGCAGTCCTCGGTGATGTGGTGCACCAGCGCAGCTCGCACGCGGCGCCGGTCGTTGGCTGGTATCCCAAGCTGGTCAGCGATCTTGTCGCAGGTCAAGAAGCCCACCCCCGAGAAGTCGGTCATCAGGATGTAGGGATCCTCCGCGATCTTGGCTTCTGCCTGGGTGCCGTACTTCTCGACGATGCGCCCGGCCAGCTTGGGCCCCACCCCAGCGGTCTGCAGGTACAGCAGGATGTCGCGGTGCTTCGTGCAGCGCGCGACCTTGTACGCCTCGACCATCTTGGGAACCAGCGAGCGCGGCAGCCCGGGAACCATTCGCAGCAGGTCGGGGCGTGCGTCGAGGATGCGCATCGCGTCGGTTCCGAAGTGGTCGACGATCATTGCAGCCCGCGTCTCGCCGATGCCCGACACTGTGGACGCCAAGAAGCGGATGAGGGGCTCGCGCTTGGTGGGGGCTTTGAACGCCACCGTCTCGGCTTTGAACTGCCGGCCGTAGGTGGGGTGGTTGACCCACGTGCCATCTGCCACCAGCGTCTCGCCGATCTTCGCCATGCCAACCGCGCCAACCACCGAGATCGTCAGCGGGCGCGTGCCGACCATGCGTCCATCGGTGCAGGTGGCCACGCCCCAGGTCTCGCCCTTGGTGGGCTGGAACACGTCGGTGATGGTCGCTTCGATTCGCTCTGCCACCTGGGACCCCTCCCGGTTGTCGGTTCAGCACTTGGGCCACGCGCCAGTTGCGAGCTGGCCACCCGTAGGCGAGTCGCGCTGCGTGGCAAGTCGTTGATATTACTCAGAACGGGAGGTCGTCACTGGAGTCGTCGTCCTGCGCGGCCGTCGTCCCGCCGCCCGTGGGATCGGGGTTCGCGTGGCCACCCTTCTCGCCCGCGGGCACGTCGGGGTACTTCGCCTTGTCGACCGCGTCCCAGCCCACGAAGCCCGAGAGGATCGCGTCGGTGCGCGTCTCGCCTTTGTACTCGTGGTCCTTGTGCGCCACCTTGACCGCGATGGTGCGCCCGACCAGCGCGTCGTGCGGGTCGTTGGGGTCCACCGTGGTCCCCGGCTTGATGCCGAGCGCCGCGCAGAACAGGTCGTAGCGCTCGTACGTTTTGTCGCTCGTGAGCCAGAACGCCTCGCGCACGGTGCAGTCCGTCGCGGGCCCCTCCAGCACCCGGAACGTCACCTCGTTTAGTTCCTTGTCGCCGCTGTCGGTCTTGCGGTACTCGGCCTTGACCACGCGGGCCACGTGCCGGCCGACCGGGCACAGCTTGAACTCGTTCTTCGCGGTCCCGACGCTCACCTGTCTCGCCATCTGCGTTCCCTCCCGTTCCTTGTTGGTGGTCTACTTCGCGCCCATGACCGCGCCGACGTCGGCGGTGGTCTTCTTCTCGCTCTTCGGCCCGCTCTTCGCGATGCGACCCATGACCCCCACGTACTTCTTCATGGGAAGGTCTTCGAGCTTCGCGATCCCGTACGCTTTCAGCACCGCCACCTCGTCGACCGCGTGCTTCCTCAGCGCCTCGCGGATGTTCACCATGGTCTGCGCGTTGACCAGCTTCTCGACGTGTTCTTCGGGCGGCGCCAACGTGGGCCCCTCGACGTGCTGGATCACCGGCGCGGGGTCGGTGGCCATCGCCGTCTGCGCATCGGAGCCGGCTGTCTCGGTTGTCGTCGAGTCGGTGGCATGCGACTGCTCGCGCGCCACATCGTCGGCGTATGCCTCGACGGGCGGATGCTCGTCGGTGGCTTCGACCACGGCGGTGGTGGCCACGGTGACGGGCACGACGGTGGCCGCGTGCTCCACCTTCACCATCTGCTCGTCTACACCTTCCACCGCGCTCGTCTCCCACGCACCCCGCAGCCGCGCCAGCATGTCGGAGGCACGCTCCGGGTTCTCGTACGGCTTCAACGACCGGTGCCCCTTGATCAGATACCGATCGCTCGCGCCGTTGGTCAACACCACGAACTGCTGCGCACCCTCGACGAAGCCTTCCACCTCCAGCGGGTTCGACTTCGTGACGAACGAGTACAGCACCACGTTGAACAGCCCCGCCAGGTTGCCCGGCAGCGCTTGTCCGTTCACCATCGGGCGGAAGTACCGCTTGTCGTCTTCCGTCGACTCGTTGCACAGCGCCACGCACACGAAGTCGCTGCTCAGGTCGCGGAACGCCCGCACGAGGTTGAAGGTCTTGTCGATGAGCACGCCCCAGCCCTTCATGCTGAGCGTGCCGTCGGCCTGCACCGTGGGCTCGTTCTTGCCGCCGGCCGCCGTGGCCTTCAGCCCCTTCGCCACGATCTCGTCCTTCAGCTTGCGCTGCATCTCGGTCAGCGAGTCGAGCACGATCACGTCGTACGGCCACGCGCCCTTCGTGATGGCCTCGTTGATCGCGCGGTAAAGTTCCTGCAACGCCTCCCACGTCTCGACCACGAGGATGGTCGCTTCGGGGTTGGCCTCGCGGATCGGCAGCACCGCCTGCTGCTCGCTGAGCACGATGAACGGGCGCTTCCCGCACCGCGATCCGAACGTCGTCTTGCCGGTACCGCTGTTGCCGTAGAGCAGCACGTTCACGTGCGCCTGCTGGCGCGTCGCCTTCGATGCCACGAAGGCTCTATCCAGGATTCCCATGGACCCCTCCCAATCTGCGCCGCTACAGCGGCTGGTTGCTCTCTTCGTCGAACGCCGCTTCCTGCGGGCGCATCGGGTCGATCGGCACGATCTCGAAGTTCGTGTTGCCGTCCCATCCGTGGCTGCAGACGTGGTAGTAGACGCACTTGCCGAACACGGTGTCGCAGGCCTCGAGGTTCCGGTACCAGCCCGCCGTGTCGCCGGGCTTCTTGGTGGTCTTCGCCACCGACCGCCCCATCTCGTGCACGATGGCGTGCAGGTCGCGGGCCCATCGCCAGATCTCGTCCTCTGCCACCGCCATGACGAAGCGGTAGAGGAACCTGTCGCCGCGGGTGAGCAACTCTGCCAGCGCAGGGTCGAAGTTCACGATGTCGAGCCCGGGGTTCTTCGCCAGCAGCGCGTCGACCGCCTGCCGGTACAGCGCCGCCGTGGTGTCGGGCACCTTCGACGACAGGCCACCGATGCCTGAGCCGTTGCACGTCGGCTTGGCCTGGCCCTTCTTCTCGCCCGCCTTGTAGAGGGCGAACGACGCGCCGGCCACGCACGGCTCGCCGTCGATGCTGCCCACGCCCTTGCACGTCGGGCACTGCGTCGGCTCCACGCGGCCGGGGATCTTCTTGCGGATCACGTCGTAGCCCAGCGCACACACGTCCGAGCCGAAGAAGTAGCGGGCCGCGTAGACGTAGCCCACGCGCTGGCCGTGGCCACCGTCACGGGCGTTCCTCTCGAAGGCGTCGAGGTTGGTGTCGGTGGTGGTCTTGTGGTCGTAGATGACCACCTGACCGGTGCGCAGGTCACGCACGACCAGGTCGAACACGCCGGTGTACGCGTACCGGCGATCCGCCCGCCAGGCGCCCGTCTTGGTGGGCGCGGGGAGCGGGACCACGAACGGCGCCTCGACGGCCAGCACCTCGAAGTGCTCGCGGTCGGCGTGGTACTTCGCCACGAAGCGGTCGAGCACATCGCGGGCCATGTTGGCGGTGGTCTCGATCTTGACGGGGTCGCCGTACTCGCTGGCGTTGGCGATCTCGAGTTCCTTCGTACGCCATTCGTCGATGGCCGCCTCGCACTCGAGCACGTCGGCGCCCAGGTACCAGCGGGCGAGCATCTCGTGCACCAGCTTGCCCGCGGACAGGGGCATGGGGTCGACCTTGCGCCGGAGCCCCACCACGTTCTGCAGGTGGTAGTACCTGCGGCAGCGGGTGTAGGCGTTGCGCGAGCTGTTGGACACGCGCAGCTTGCCCTCGGTGCCTGCGACGATCAGCGGGGTCTGAACGGTGAAGATGGCCATCGCTTATTCCTCCCACTCGATGTTGACGAGGCGCCCGTCGACGACATCGCACTTGCTCGGACGCTCGCACAGGATTACCGCGCCAGGCACGATCCACAGCGCGAAGCACGAGGCGCCGATCTCTTCATGTAGCCGCAGGATCTCGGCGTACTTCGGATCGTACTCGACGCCGATAACGTCGCGCCCGGCGGCGTAGAACGCCGTCCAGCCGCTGTCCCCCAGGCTGTCCCACAGGCTGGCCCCCAGGCTGGCCCGCAGGCTGGCCCGCAGGCTGTCCCGCAGGCTGTCCCACAGGCTGTCCCCCAGGCTGTCCCCCAGGCTGTCCCCCAGGCTGTCCCGCAGGCTGGCCCGCAGGCTGTCCCGCAGGCTGTCCCACAGGCTGTCCCCCAGGCTGTCCCCCAGGCTGTCCCCCAGGCTGTCCCCCAGGCTG